AGTAATGTTTTAAAACCACCAAAGGAAAACTTTATGATGCCAAAAGTACAAATCTTACCACTACCTATAAGGTTTATGGACGAAAACTCTATACCTTGGGCTAATCGAATTAATGATCTGTCCAATAATAGTGATTATAGACACACAATAGCTATGCTCGCAGCAGGCTACGCTGCAAAAGGGCATAAGGTACTTGTGGTGTCAGATCGAGTCGCTTTTTTAAAGAGCTGCGCCGAACTGACAGGTGAAACATCCGTATGTGTTACGGGTGAGGTATCGCATGAGGACAGAGAGAAGTTAGTAGACGAAATACTGTACGGGAATAAAACTGTTTTATACGGCACTCAAGCTATTTTTAGCGAAGGTATCTCCGTTAGTAGTCTAAGCTGTCTCATTCTTGCCACTCCAGTTAACAATGAACCATTGCTTACTCAGCTTATTGGTCGTGTCATACGGAAGCAAGAGGGAAAAACTTCTCCAGTAATAATAGACATACATCTAGTAGGAAAAACGGCCCAACGACAAGCATCAAATCGAATGGGATACTATATAAAGCAAGGCTACGAAATAAAACAGCTATAAATGCTAAGATCGGGAACCTAAGAAAAAAAGTTCTTGACAAATAAGGGAAAGTTTGATATAATATGCTCTTGTATAACTGGAAGAAGGTATTTAAAGATGCAAATGGAAGTGTAAACGACGTCGTCCTGATATTCAAAATGTTGACTAACGGATTAGTTCCTCGCAACAAGTACGATAAACTGTACAAGTTTTATCTGAAAGACTATAGTGGTAAATCTTACATATTGCATCCAGACGTACTTTTATACAACTTATACAAATATACCAATATCGAAGCTGCACAATATCTTGCTCTAGCCTCTTTGAGACCTTTAGCGGAGTATTATGCAAGTGGAGAAATTACTTTAGACCTGTTTCATAACCCTGTAGACAGGTCATTATTTATTAATAATAGGCTATTGAGAGTAGAAGATGAAAAACTACATTTTCTATTTGAAAAAGTCCCAACGGAGAAACATTAAATGGCTTTAACATTCGGAAAATCAAAAGGCGCTGCACAGAAATCCTCAATCAACTCTTACACATATCGAGATGGAGACAACAGTCTTCGTTTAGTAGGTGATATCCTAGCTCGTTATGTATATTGGATTGAAGGTAAGAACGGTAAGAACATTCCCTTTGAGTGTCTGTCCTTCGACCGAAACGAAGAACGTTTCAACAATAAAGAAAAAGATTGGGTTCGAGAGTACAACCCCGATCTGAAGTGTGGCTGGAGCTATGCAATGCAGTGCATTGACAATGGCGAAGTCAAAGTAGTAAATCTAAAGAAGAAGCTCTTTGAGCAAATCATGACAGCAGCAGAAGACTTGGGCGATCCAACAGACCCCGTAACTGGTTGGGAAGTTAAGTTCAAGCGAGTAAAGACCGGGCCACTAGCATACAATGTTGAGTATCAGCTTCAGGTATTGAAGTGTAAGACTCGTGCTTTGGATGACGATGAGATGGTATTATTTAATGCGTTGAAGTCTATGGATGAGGTTATGCCTCGCCCAACACCAGATGCTCAAAAAGCCTTGCTTGATGAATTCCGTCAAAACGGTGCTGATGAGATTGACGAAACTTTAGAAGACGAGTTTAATGTAGGATGATTTTATACACGGCAGACTGGCATATCAAGCTGGGTCAAAAGAATGTACCACGAGAGTGGGCGCTAAATCGGTATAAACTGTTCTTTCAACAGATTTATGACCTCGAATTAGAGTGCAGTATGCACATTATTGGAGGAGATTTATTTGACCGTCTGCCAAATATGGAAGAATTGGAACTTTACTTTTCTTTTATTAGAAAGGTAAAGATTCCAACCATAATCTACGATGGGAATCACGAAGCTACTAAGAAGAACAAGACTTTCTTTACACAATTAAAACAAGTCTCCAGGGATATTAATCCTCTAGTAAACATAGTAGATATATCGTATATTGATGAAGATTTAGGTTATGGAATACTACCATACGCTGACCTGCATAGGCCAGGCAGTATAGAGCAGTTTGATACATCAAAACCTTTGTTTACTCATGTTCGTGGTGAGATTCCACCTCATGTTAAGCCAGAAATAGATTTAAGTAGATTTGAAAGTTTCCCTGTTGTGTTTGCTGGTGATCTACACGCACATAGTAACACGCAGCGTAACATAGTATATCCTGGTTCGCCCATGACAACTTCTTTTCATAGAAACGTAGTTGAGACAGGATATCTACTAATTAATGAAAACAATTGGTCATGGTTATGGGAAAGGTTTAGCTTACCGCAACTAATTCGTAAAACAGTTAGTGATCCAAAAGAGATGGTAGCTACCGATTATCACCATACTATTTACGAGATAGAAGGTGACATCCAAGAACTAGCAGGTATTAAGAACACAGAACTACTAGATAAAAAAGTAGTAAAACGTTCTTCTGAAGCTGCCCTCTTTATCGAGAAGGATATGACCATCGAAGAAGAGTTAGTAGAGTACTTAAACTATATTCTAGAAATTAATGAAGATCGAATACCTGATATTATAGGAACTTTTAATGATTACGCTTCAAAAGTTGAAATGGAGTAACTGCTTCAGCTACGGTGCGGATAACGAGTTAGATTTATCGGATAATACAGTAACTCAGATAATTGGTACTAACGGTATGGGTAAGTCATCCATACCGTTAATTATCGAAGAAGCACTGTATAATAAAAACTCAAAAGGCATCAAGAAAGTAGATATACCCAATAGATATGTGAATAACGGTTATAGTATTCACCTCTACTTTAAGAAAGATGCGGAAAGTTATGAAGTTATAATCAACCGTAAAACAAATATCAAGATTCAATTATTACATAATGGAGAGGACATCAGTAGTCACACGGCTACAAATACATATAAGACTCTGCAAGATATAATTGGTATTGATTTTAAAACATTTACTCAGCTAGTGTATCAGAATACAAGTACTAGTTTACAGTTTCTTACAGCGACAGACACAAATAGAAAAAAGTTTCTAATAGATTTGTTGCACCTAGAGAACTATGTTAAACTGTTTGAAGTATTCAAAGAAGCTGCAAAAGGTTATGGTAATAACTTAACTAAGATTGAAGCGACTATAGCAACTATCGAAAAATGGTTACAAGATAACAAATTGAGTGATACTACCCTACTTCCTATGCAAGATATTGAAGTTTACACGGAAGAAGACGAGAAAGAGTTACGTTCTCTATCAATAGAACTTCAAAATATCTCTGATACGAATAGAAAAATTTCTATGAATAATCAGTATAAAAACATGCTGAACGAGATAGACTTAGCTTCAGTACAAAGTATTAAAGCTAGTGAGATTTTATCTTACGATCATTTACAGGGAGAGTTAGGCGGTCTTAAACAAATCGCAGCGGGGTCTAAGAAAGCTATCGAGAAGATGACAACATTAGGTACTCATTGTCACACTTGCGAACAGTCGATAGACCCTACTCACATGAGTCAGCTAGTGAGTACTGAGCAATCAAGAATAGATGATGCAAAGGCAAGATCCGCTAGTATCCAGCAACAGATTACTGAAATTATAGAAAATAATAAACAATTTCAGAAAAAGACAAAAACCCAGAAAGAATGGGAAGATTTGTACAGAAGTATAGAATCAGATTTACCTTCTATACCTTTGAACAAATCAGATATTGAAGAAAAGATTGAGAAATTAGAGACAGTTCTGAAAGAGTCTAGAGATAGTATTAATGCTATTGCGAAAGAGAATGATCGCAGGACTAAAAGGAATACTCGTATTCAAGTAATCCAAGAGCAAACAGATGACTTTTTATCCGACTTAGCTGAATGTACAAAATTATTCAAAGCCGAGCAAGAGATAGCTTCTAACTTAGAAGTATTGAAGAAGTCTTTTAGTACTAATGGATTGCTTGCATATAAGATTGAAAATCTAGTAAAAGAACTAGAAGAGCTTACTAATACTTATCTTGCAGAGCTTTCAGACGGTCGTTTTACACTTGAGTTTGTAGTATCAAATGACAAACTAAATGTACAAATCACTGACAACGGAAGTCTAGTAGATATTCTAGCACTTTCAAGCGGTGAGTTAGCAAGAGTAAATACTGCTACATTAATTGCGATTCGTAAGCTAATGAGTAGTATTTCAAAGTCTCAAATCAATATCTTATTTTTAGATGAAGTAATTAATGTATTAGACGATACAGGCAGAGAGAAGTTAGTAGAAGTTCTACTCGGCGAAGAAGGTCTTAATACTTATGTTGTCAGTCATGGCTGGACACATCCTCTGCTAGAGAAAGTGGAAGTGGTTAAGGCAGGAAACGTTAGTAAACTGGAGAAGTAATGAGAAGTACTCGTATGAGGCATATAGCAAAGATTACACAACGAGCATCATCACAAAGAAGGACATTTCTATTAACTAAAGAGCTTACAGCCAAGCCGGAGAAATCCGAAACAGAAGAAGAGAATGGTAGATTCGAGAGCGAAAGGGGCACGGGGCGAGTATCTGATTAGGGATATGCTTAGAGAAGTTACAGGATATAAGTTTGAGAGAGTGCCAGCTTCTGGCGCTCTCGAATACTTAAAAGGGGATTTATATGTCCCTCATGAAAAGAATCGGTTTTGTATTGAAGTTAAAAACTATGCTGATTCTCCTTTAAACGACTCTATGTTTACAGCTCAGAAAACGAATAATTTAATTCGTTGGTGGAAGAAAGTAGTAATACAAGCTGAAGGCGGTAACCAGGAGCCTTTATTGTTTTTTAAATATAACCGGTCAAAACCATTTGTAGTAAGTGCGATAAAGCCAGAGGTAGTAAACTATATGTATATTAGCTGGCTAGATTGTTATATTTCATTAGCTACCGAATGGTTAGAGCATGAAAAAGTAGAGTTTATCAATGGCATTTAATTTTACAGATAAAATTGTAAAAGATAGAAAAGAGGCAACACTAATAGTAGATTCGCTTAACTTAGCGTTTCGATGGAAACACCAAGGTAGGACAGACTTTAGATATGATTTTCAAAAAACTGTTCAGAGCTTAGCCGAGTCATACAAATGTAAGAATGTTATAATTACAGCAGACTGGGGCTCCTCTGTATATAGAAAGAATATCTCACCCGATTATAAACAGAATCGAAAAGATAAGTTTGCTACTCAAACAGAAGAAGAGAAGATAGCATTTGAAGAGTTCTTTGAAGAGTTCGAAGAGTCTTTAACTGTACTAGCAGAGGATTATCCTATCCTTCGCTATAAAGGTGTAGAGGCTGATGATATAGCCGCTCATCTAGTAAAAGAAAAAGATAAGTACGGATTAGAGTATATCTGGCTTATATCAAGTGACCGAGACTGGGATCTACTTATACAAGAAACTGTATCAAGATTCTCCTATGTTACTCGAAAAGAAGTACGTTTAGATAATTGGGAAGAACATTACAACGTAAGTCCAGAAGAATACATCTCAATGAAGTGTTTAACTGGGGATAAAGGTGATAATGTTGCAGGTATACCAGGAATTGGGCCAAAGAGAGCTGAACAGCTTATAAAAGAATATGGCGATGCAATGGATATCTACAATGTACTACCACTTGTTAGTAAGTATAAGTATATACAAGCACTGAATGAGAATGCAGAGCAGTTACTAATAAATTACGAGTTAATGGATTTAATAACTTATTGCGATGATGCAATTGGAGCTGATAATTTGGCAGATATAGGGCGGAGAATAAATGAACGTAGTAATTGATTATAGAAGAGATAGATATCTATCTGAGTTTAGTATTAAAACATTGGAAGATAGGTATCTCGTAAACGGTGAGACTTCTCCACAAGAGGCGTTTGCAAGAGCGGCTAGTGCGTTTGCAGATGATGAAGCTCACGCACAGAGATTGTATGATTATGTTAGTAAGCTATGGTTCATGTTCTCTACTCCTATTCTGAGTAACGGAGGCACTACAAGAGGTTTACCTATTAGTTGTTTTCTGAATTATGTTGATGATAGTAGAACAGGTTTAACTAACCACTATACTGAGAATGCTTTTCTTTCGAGTGTTGGTGGTGGGATTGGTGGTTGCTGGAATGGTATTCGTTCTGTAGGGAGTAAAACCTCAGCGGGGTCAGAGAGTACTGGAGTAATCCCCTTCTTGAAAGTAGTAGATGCAGAAATGCTCGCCTTCTCTCAAGGAGTAACAAGACGAGGTAGCTACGCTGGCTATCTACAAATCTCCCATCCAGAGATTGAAGAGTTTTTAGATATCAGAAAGCCTACTGGTGGAGATATCAACCGTAAGTCTACTAACCTTCATCACGGTGTTGTTATTTCAGACAAATTTATGGAATTGATCGAACAAGCTACAATTGTAGAAGGTTTCGATGATTCCTGGGATCTAGTAGACCCACACACAGGAAACGTAGTAAAGACTGTTTCGGCTAAGACACTTTGGGTTAAATTGATTCAGAATCGTGTTGAAACTGGAGAGCCTTACATAATGTTTGGTGATACTGTACAAGCAGCTTTGCCTGATTGTCAGAAAGCTCTTGGCTTACAGGTACATCACTCAAACTTATGTAGTGAAATTACACTTGCTACAGACAAGGATCGTACAGCGGTATGTTGTCTCTCTAGTGTAAATTTAGAAGAATATGATGAATGGAGCAACAATGAGCAGTTTATACCTGATTTAGTACGCATGTTAGATAATGTACTATCTCACTTTATTGCGAATGCCCCAAGTGAACTAGAACGAGCACGATACAGTGCTGAACGAGAACGTAGTATTGGATTAGGAGCTATGGGATTTCATGCCTATTTACAGAGACATAATATACCGTTTGAAAGTGCTATCGCGAAAGGTCGCAACATGGCAATCTTTAAACACATCAAAACTGAAGCAGAAAAGGAAAGCATTGTACTCGCTACTCTTCGAGGCGAAGCTCCTGATGCAGCGGGTACTGGAAGGCGTAATTGTCATCTTTTGGCAATCGCTCCTAATGCTAGTAGTAGCATCATTTGCGGTAATACTAGTCCTAGTATTGAGCCTTATCGAGCTAATGCGTTTACTCAAAAGACTAAGTCGGGATCGAGTTTAATGAAGAACGAGTATCTTGAGCACATTCTCCAAGAGATAGATCAAGATACTGATGAAGTTTGGAAGAGTATCATTACAAAGGCAGGAAGTGTACAACATCTAGATTTTCTTGATGAGTATACAAAAGATGTATTTAAGACCGCCGTAGAGATAGATCAGAGATGGATTATTGATATGGCAGCGGATAGACAGAAAGAAATTTGTCAAAGTCAATCTTTGAATGTATTTTTCCCCGCTAATATATCAAAGCAAGAGTTACACGCAGTACATATGATGGCTTGGAAAAAGAAAGTAAAAACATTATACTACTTGCGTAGTGAAGCAATGAAAAGGGCTGAGACAGTCTCGGATGAAACTTTAAGACAGTATATGTTCGATAGCATAGATGAAGACGCTTGTTTAGCGTGTGAGGGATAGAGATGAGTAACTTACTAGAAGAGAGAGATTATTATAAACCGTTTAATTACCCTTGGGCTTTTGAACATTATAAATCACAGCAGCACATGCACTGGCTACCAGATGAAGTAAATCTAGCAGATGATTTAAAGGACTTTCGTGAAAATCTGAGTCCTGGCAATAAAAAACTATTATCACAGATTTTCCGATTCTTTACCCAAGCAGACGTTGACGTATGTTGTGGATATGCTACGCATTATCTACCAACATTCAAGCAGCCGGAAGTACGAATGATGTTGTCTGCTTTTGCAGCAATGGAAGCCGTACATCAGGAAGCATACTCACTACTACTCGAAACACTGGGTTATGGTGAGGATGAGTACCAAGAGTTCATGAAGCATAAAGCTATGATGGACAAGCACGAACATTTAAGTAACTTTGGAATGAGTACAAAGATGGACATTGCTAAAACAATGGCTATTTATTCAGGATTTACAGAGGGAGTTCAATTATTTAGTAGTTTTGCTATTCTATTGAACTTTCCACGACACAACCTTATGAAGGGCATGGGACAGATTGTAACTTGGTCTGTTCGAGACGAAAGTCTACATGTGGAAGGTATGTCACAGTTATTCCGTACTTTTATTCAAGAAAATCCAGAACTGTGGAACGATGACCTAAAGTACGCAATTTACTGCGCAGCAGAACGCTCAGTTGAGCTGGAAGATGCGTTTATTGATCTGTGTTTTGAGGGTGCAGATGTACCTAATCTAACACCAGAAGACGTAAAGTTGTATATTCGCTATATTGCTGATAGACGACTGCTAGGACTAGGCTTGAAGAAGATTTTTGGAAGTGAAAAGAATCCTTTAGATTGGCTAGACTATATGTTAAACGGCGTTGAACACGCTAACTTTTTTGAAAACAGAGCCACCGAGTATTCCCGCGCAAGCACTACCGGTAATTGGCAAGATATCTTTAAATAAACAGGAAATAAAATTATGTCAGAACAACAAGAAGAGCAAGTAATTACATTCAAAGAACAGAACTACAATGTAAGTGACCTTAGTGAGAAAGCTAAGTATCTTATATCTCAACTTCAAGATTTGCAGCAGCAAGGATCACAGTCTCGAGCTAGGCTAGACCAGATCACAGTAGCTGTTAAGGGTTTTGAAGACCTACTAGAAGCAGAATTAACTGCTGAAACAGAAGAGTAAATGAGAAAGGGGCGTTAGCCCCTTTTTTTATTTATATGTGTATCTAATTATTGCAATCGTGCCATCTTCTAATAACTCTTCTGAAATATCATAAAAGGTAGAAGAGGGCTTATTTTTAAGGTACGTATAAAAAGTACTGTCTGTAAGAGAGATGACTTTATAACCAATAACGCCCATAGCTTCTTTGAGGTACTCTTTTGTCTGCGCGACATAAACCGCATCATAAAGCCAGCTTTTCGAGTTGTTCGCATCTGAGCCATACATAGCATAAATCCACCCAATATATGAAGGATCATCCCGAGATATACAACCTAATGCCATGTGGATGGGGGTGTCGTCCTTATTCCACACAATCACTTTTGTATCTGAATGTTCGCATGACGCACTAAACAGACTCATTAGGGACTTTTTCTTTTCTTCTAAAGAAGCGTTGCTACCTAGACTATCCCAAGGCATGTGAGGACCCAGCTCAGGGAAAGCTGTATTAAATATTCTATCAAATACAACTGTGTCAATACTTGAAATTTCAGAAATTTCTATCATGTTTTACGCCCTCCGTAAAACTGGTTCATGCTTATAGACCCTGAAGCGGGAATCACAGTATTCACTGTCTCGCTGCCACTTGATGTAATTCTTCTTCGGGCTTGGTAATAATACCTAGTCGACTGGAAGTACTGGGCACTACCCGGCTCATAATCATAGCCATCTTGAGCAAAAACGGGGTAAACGTTAGATGCATTAAATCCTAAAAATTTTACCGCTCCGTCCCAGCGTATATACAGCCTATCATAATATCTATCATACATAAAATGAGTAGAAGAAACGTCTGCTCCGTATGCTGACCAGGCACCTGCGGGGATTCCTACACTAGTAGGCACATAAGAACCGCCTCTGTAGTATTCAGACATGCTTATAGGATTCGCGCCTGTAAACTCCGTTTGAATTTGTAAGAAGGATATGGCGCCTGAACCTTGTAGTGCCACTTAGCTAATCACTCCACAGGAAATCTTATGGGCAACACCCATACCGACTTCGCCCACACGAACTACAGTAGCTTCGTGATCGTAAGCACCATCCACATCAAAACAGACGTTGACTAAACGCTCATGAATACAGCCAGAAGTATCACAGGTAAACTTCACCTTGATGTCTCTGCAGGCCGCATCTGAAGTAATAGTTGCGCCTTCGTTTTCTGGATCTGGCATTTCGTTAGAACGAGTGCCGGTGTATTCTTCTAAAAGTTCGTATGTTACTGACATTATGGTGCTCCTGGTATAATGGTCTCTTCGATCACAGGTGCCCAAGGTAGGGGCGATTCAATAAACGTTGCTTTTGATACCATATCGTCGAGTACATATTGAATATGGGATTTTATGGACGGCATTCTTGTTTCTGTTGCTTCAATCCAAGATGCAATAACTTCCTCTGTTAAGCTTCCTAATGCTTGAAAAGACTCTGCGTTAGGGGTATCAAGCATAGTCTCTTGAGGAAGTTCAAAGGATTGTTCATTTTGAGTTCCTTTTAAAATCCAAGTAACGCTACACACAACGTCTTCTAGACCCTCGATTGTTTTTGTTTTAATTCCAGTTACCTGAATATTATAGGTTGCAGTAAACCCTGAGGGTTGTGGTGCCGCTTCTATCATAATGATTCTCCTGTTAGTTTTTCGATGAGGCGTTCTAGCCTTTCTATACGTTTTTCTTGTTCTACGATAACCTTGGCTAACTCTACTGTCGAAGCTAATGCGGCCCCGCCATAGTTAACTGACAAAGTTCCAATTTCATCTTTAGCAGTTATAATTGCTTCTGGTAAAAGCACTTGAAGGGATTGAGCCGATACACCTACCTGTGTAAGCTGCTCACCATCAGTACGGTCATAGATACCTACTCGCACTTCTGATAACCGAGAAACAAAGTTTTCAGGCATAGGCTTCCAGTTGGTTTTTAAACGCTCATCCGAATAAGCCGTGACGTTGCCAGCTGCTTTTATTGAATAAGACATACAAGAGCCAAAGCCTCCATTAATTAGCACTAAAAGCCCGTGGCTATCTAGATTTCCTCCAACACCCCCTACATTGGGGTGTGACCAAGCCATTCCATATAAGTTGCCGGTAGAAGTACCATTGTCGGCTAGCTTATAAGCATCTCCCATAGCATAGACACCTTGGTATCTAGTAGCAGAGTAA